CTCGATCTGGCGACGCTCGAGATACCCGATCACATCGGCCTGCACCTGCGGCGGCATCTCGACGACGATGGCGGGCAAGCCCGGGTAGCGCTCGAAGAACTCCGTTCGATCCGGTTCCACGCCGATCCGGTCCGCGTCACTCTTGGCATCCTGCTTGACCCACGACAGGCTCGCCGCCACCAGATCCTCGGGCTTCGGCATCTCGATGTTGAGCTGCTCCATCTCAAACGTCGCGCCGGAGATCAAGGAAATCAGGTACGCCGGTGCCATCTCCTCGGCCCACATCTGCTCGTCACTCGCCTCGAACAGCAGGTCGGATATAAACAGGCCGCTGTCTCCCATCATCCCGCGAACGCGCTGCTTGACTTTTGCTGCCAGCCGACCGAAGTACCGCTCTATCCGTGGCATCATCATCCGTTCCTGCTCGTACCGCAGCAGCTCCCACGCCCGCAGCAGCCGAGATATTCGTCGGCGCTGCCAGATAGCCCGGGGCGTTAGGCTTGCTCCTCCCCGCACTTGGCGAGGTACTGGTGCCACTCGTTGCGGGTCGCCCCGTTCAGCGGATGCGGTGGCGATTTCGATTTCTTCTTGCCGTCCTGCTCGACCGTTTGCCCCTTGCCCTCGTCGTCGGTCATCGAGTGCGTCACGGCTCCCGTTAGCTTCGCCATTGCCGTCGCCTCCCCTGTTGAATTCCCAAGCTGCCTCCTCGGGCAGCTCTATTTCGTCGACCTCGACCGGCTCCTCTGGTTCGTCCGGTTCGTCAAAATCCACACCGCCGATCGGCTGAACGCCGAGCGCCGTGAAGGTGCTGTTGGCAAGTGTCCCCTCGAGCGGCTCGCGTCCCCGCTCCGACCGTCGCTCGTTCGGGGTGATCGCGCCGAGCGCCCAGTCCAGTCGCGTCTCCTCGCGCTCGGCCTCGGCGTCGTCCGGTCGTGCGTCGTCGAACCAGATCCGCAGCCCCTTCCCGAATCGGGGCGACAGCTTCTCGGTCATGATTCCAGACAGCAAGGACAGCAGCGGGTTGACCGTGTTCTCGCAGAAGATCAAGTTCGCCCCGTAGATCGTCGCCCGGTTTACATCGGTCGTGATCCCGGCGATGACCTTCGGCACACCGTGCAACGCCAGCACCTGATCCCTCACCTGCTCCATCGTGTCGGGAAAGTCCATCTCCGCTGGCTTCATGCTGAACGGCTTCACCGTCATCCCGGGCGGCGCAATGATCGGCTCGCCTGCCCGGGCCGTCCCGCCGTACCGTGCCACGAACCGATCCTTGACCGCACGCAGCACTTCCGGGTCCGGCTTGGCGTATTGCTCCGGGTCCAGTTCGATACTCACGCTCGGCAGCGGCCCGTTCTGAAACGTCATCCAGCGGGCCTTCTCGACGCTCTCGGCGTTGTCGATCCACTCGCTGCCAGCGGCCGTCGGGCTTTGTGCCTGTGACTTCCCGAGCGGCGACTTGTGTTTCCCGCTGATGATCTGCTCCGGTGGGATCAACGCCCGGCGACGCACATCGCCGTCCGGCGTCACCTCGTAGCCGATCAACTCGCCTTCCCGACTCCACTTCTGCTCGACCCACTGGGTCGGCAGCACCCACATCTCGCTCGGAAGTCCCGCCCTGTTGTCGATGACCCACCAGTAGAACTGGCCGGTGAGTTGCCAGAACATCACCGTTTCGTACACGAACGTGCCCCACCAGTCCTCGGGGTTCACTTCGTGCAGCAGTCGCAGGAGCGGGTGCGACTCGTGGACCGGCTCGAGGTCTTGGTGCGTCTGCATGATCGAGCCGCAGCTCTGCCGGATGTGGCGTCGCTGGTTCATTGTCAGCTCGCTCGGCTGACCGGCCTCGGCATCGATCACCCGGCTGACGTATGGGAACTGCTCCGCGACCTTGAAACAGATGCGTGAGATCGCGACGTAGTTCCACAATCTGTAGTGCTTGACCAGTTCGCTGACATCGCTGTCGTCGGTGCCAAGGCCAAACATCGTCGAGTAGCTGGACGAGCCACCGCCGAGCCTGTCGTATACCGTCGGCTCGGCCGCCTGCAATTGCGCAAGCAGTCTGCGGTTCTCATCCCTCAGAGCGCGGCGGCTTTTGAACCAACCAATCACACGAGGCTCCATCCGAGCTGGTCGCACAGCATCCCGGCTGCCCGGTACACTCCCGCTAGCGTCTCGTCATTGTAGCGTCGGTCGAGGATCAGCCCCACCCGATTCAGCCGACCGCCCTCCTCCTCGAAGTCGGGAGAGATCAGCATCTTGAGTACGCCTCGCAGCGGGCCGCACGATACGGGCGTCCCGTAGTTGCGGCACAGCCCGTTCTCGCAGACCTGTTCGTTCTCGCTGATCTGTCTGCGTGGAACGCCGCACAGCACACACGGCCGCTGCCCGGCCCGGTGCGGCTGGACCGAATGGACCCGGTAGTGAGACTCCTCGCCGTCAGCCTTCATCGACTCGGTCAGACGAATGCGGACGAAATGGTAGACGGCGTGGCGCGGGATCGGTTCGGCGAACCGCAACAGCACCACCGATCCGCGCAGGTGATCCGGCAGTTGCTGCGACTCGCGCTGGACCTTACCCAAAAGCGAAGCGGGCGACATGGCCGCATCCTATCGGCCACACCGCCCGCTGGTCAATATCTGCCGGAGTGGCGCCCCGGTTCAGTCGCTGAGGGTGTCGTAGCAGTCGGGGCAGGATGTCCCCACGCTGGCGGACATGACCATTGCCGCCCCGCATTCGTGACCGCAATCGCACGCCACCATCTCGGGCAACACGCGGGTCGGAGCGGCGTCGATGTTCGCGTGGGCCGTCTGCTTGCTCTGCTCCACGGCTTCGGCTTTGATGAGTTCCTCGATGACGGCACTTACGCCATCGAGGAAGACCTCGCCCGGCTGATTGTGAATCCCGTCCAGAGACTCGGCGCGTCGTCTCGCTTGCTCGACGATCGCAGCTCGCTCTTCTGTAAGGGCCTTGATCTCACAGTTGATCTCGGCAAGTCGTGTTTGTGCGGCGGTCATCGTTTCTCTCCTAGGGTTGGGCCGGGGAGCAGGTCGCCCCCCGGCGTTGGTGGTTGTCGCTAGTTCTTCTTGAAGACGTGCGTGACGCCTTCCGCCAGCATCTGTGCGCAGGTGACGTTGCCAGCCTTCACCCGCTCGATCTCTCGGACCACCGTGCGCTTCTGAGCGTTCAGCGTGGCGCGACGCCAGCGGTCACTCGACTGGCTCGGCCTCACGGCCACCAGTTCGCAGTTCAGCGAGTCCAGTGTGCTTTTCAGGTGTCGCAGCGTGTTGGCGTTGTCGGTCATCGTTTCTCTCCGCGTTTCGTTTCTGGTGGCTGTGTTTCCCATGACCTAGTTATCGTCTATTGCGGAGACGAACGCAACCCCGAATGGAGATAAAATCGAGTTCGCCACGACGCTCGCTCAGAATGACGAGGGCGACTGCTCGCTGGCGTTCGGTTTGCTTCTTCATCGTTTCGTTCCCGGTTGGGCCGGGGAGCAGGTCGCCCCCCGGCGGGTGGTGGGGCGTGGCCCCGGTTAGTTGCTCAGGTAGGAGGCAATGCTGGAGGAGGTCTCCCAGATCACGCTCCCGTCCATCTCGCGGCAGACGTATTTGCCTGACGTAATCTTGTACTTGGTCGAGTCGAGGTCTTGCAGGAAGCAGCCCAGATCCTCTTCTGCATCCTCCCGCTCAGGATGCCCCACCGCCTGCTGGACAGCGCAGTGGGTCTCGCTGTTGACAACGAACAGGCGTTTTTGTTCCACGGTCGAGACGTGTGTCAGTGGGTGTACGAAGTCCGGTGTGGTCTGCTGGGTCGTGGTCAGGTCGGTCATCGTTTCTCTCCGGGTTGGGCCGGGGGGCGGGATGCCGCCCGGCGGTCGGGGTTGATGTCTAGCGGCTCAGTTCGGTTCGCAGCTCGATGATCCGGCTGAGGCAGGCGTCCTGCCTGTCCTGAATCTGCATCAGGCTCTTGTATCCCTCGTCGAGCAGGAGCGAATAATAAGTCCCACCGAACGGGCTGCCGCTCTGGATCTCGATTCGCATGGCATGGTTCCAGTTCGTCTGCGACTCGTGCTTGTGGTCGAGGTGAGCCATCTCGCGGCCCAGCTCGTCGAGTTCCTTCAGCTTGGCGTTCTCGGTCATCGTTTCTCTCCGCGTTTCGTTTCTGGTTGCCGTGTTTCCCATGACCTAGTTATCGTCTATTGCGGAGACGAACGCAACCCCGAGAGGTGAATTCCAGAAAGATTCTCGAAATGGATCAGGCAAGAATTCTTGTCGGCCACCCGGCTCAGAGCGCCCCGGCTTCGACCCATTCGGCGAGACTCGAGCGCGTGGCCCGGACGGCCTGCCAGCAGTAGACGACGGCGTCTGCCTTGTCCGGTGATCGACCCAGTCGCTCGCTGACCGTCCTGCCCTTGAACATCTGCCCCGGTCGTCTCGTCTTCGGGGTCAGCCTGAACTTCAGACCGTCGCTTCCCTGCCACACCTTCTCGGGGGCTACCAGCTCGTCCATCAGCTCCCGGTCGTCCGGCAACGGGAACGGCTCGTCGTGCTGTGCCGGGTCGAGTCGGTCGGCGAGCTGTGCGTACATCTCGGCCCGTCGGTTCGTGCAGCGGTGCTTCTCCTCCAGCGGCGTCGCGTTCCCACGGATCTCGATCACCCGCACGCCGATCTCGGCCAGCCGGTCGCCCACCCCCTTGCCCAGCCCGTCCATGTCGACCGCCATCGGGATCTCGCCAGCAGCCAAGTCGATCTTATACCGCTCCCTCGCCAGAGCGATCACCCAGCCGACCGTCGCCATCGTGTCCGCCTCCTGACGCTCGTGCAGAGCCACGATCCCCTCGAGCGATCCAGCGACGAGCACCGTCTTGTCTCCTGACTGGCTCGCCGCCACATCCAACCCGAAGCCCTCGACCAGACCCGAGCCATCCCACGCCGCGACGTGCCGGGGCAGCCAACTCGGTTGGATCAGTTGCGTCTCGGGGTCTTCCTTCGGAAACCGGCCGTGGCCGAAGACCGCGCGGACGAACTCGGATGAGTCGTTGACAATCGCCTTCCATGTGTCGTAGCAGACCTGACCCGGCAGCAACGGCCGGACCAGATCGTAGTCGGCCGTCGGGATCTCATCGCCCTGCTCGTACCGCGTCCCGTTGATCTCGATCCCGCCGATCGGACCTACCGGGTTCTCCAGCCGCTTCAGCCTGACGTTCATGCAATCAGCACCGTCGACCGTGATGCAACGCCGTCGACCGATCGGGGCTATCACCGTCTGCGTCTCGTTCATCGAGCTGACCGGGAACGCCGACCGGAATGCACCGGCCAGTGTCCTCGGGTTGGCGATCGCGATGAACTTGGTCGCCTGCGTGTCGGCCAACTTGTACCGGGCGTCAGGGATCGCCGTCGCCTCGTCGAAGACAAACAGCGTGTTTCTGCCATGCCGACCACTGAACGCCTCGTCGCTGTCCGGGTTCACCACGTCTATGTAATGCTGAACACCGTCGTGGATTCCCCCAGCGAGATCCTTGCCCGGTGGCGGGAACCGCATCGACCGCCACCACTTCAACACCTCGGCGAAGATCACCGTCTGCGCGTGGTGGTAGCTGGCCGAGGTGATCACGACTTTCGACTGTGGGTAGATCGCGAAGTACGTACAGACCGCGATCGCCACCGCCGTGCCCTTGCCGCAACTCGTGTTGCCCTTGGCGTACAGCTCCCTGATTGTCGGGTCGAACACGCTGCGGATCATGTCGGCCTGAAAGTCGTCGAGCAGCAACCCCGGCCACTGCATCTCGATGAACAGGAGCGGGTTGCCCTCGCTCGCCTCCAGAGCCGCCTGAGTGCCGACGACTCGCAGCGTTGCTCGGGTCAGCTCAGGTGTCAGTTCGAGGGTCTGATCCGTTGCCATTCCGTCTCCCGTTTGACCCGCCGTTGTCGAGCAACCGGAACGCATCGGTCACCTTCGACATCTCCTCCCGGCTGAGCGTGCTCGCCGTCTCCATGTCGAACGCAAAGTGCCCGTTGATGTTCAGGTCGACCTGTTGCGGGGCTGCCGCGACCAACTGGCCCTGCATCATGATCAGGCACCGGATCGCCGAAAGCCTGAGCCGGTCGCCGTACAGGTACGGGCCAGCCGATCCACCCGCCTCCCGGCTGACGACGATCTCAATCAGGCGAGCGGGGAGATCCGCGTATGCCCGGTCTGGGATGTCCCAGTTGTTTCTCAGCGACTGCTCGATCAGCTTCACGTCGCTCCGCTTGGTCAAGTCGATCATCGCGCCCCCTCGTACAGCTTCCTGATCCGCTCGCTGCGGATCTCCTTTACTTTCTTCAGCGTCATGCCGTACTCGTTCGGCGA